ATCTAGTTTTACCATTAGCAAAATCGGTATACTCCATCTCATCCATATATTTAGATATAATTTTCTCTGGTTTTAGCACGAATACATTGTAACTACTGTAGTTATCCCAACAGCTAACCCATCTGTCTTTTTTACCTGACCATATAATATAAGTATATTGGTGGTCAATAGACTCTGGTGTCGGGTATAAGTAGCAACTGTCATAGTACATATCGTGTACTAGCTTTGCAGCTAATCGGCTACCGTCACTAGTTGGATTAGCATGTAGCCAGTTTGCTATTTG